GCATCCTTTATAATTGATGAATGCTGTATCAATCCAAGCCCCGCCCATACGGACAACCCAAACAGTGCCCGCCGAGGCTTTACAAATAACTGACTGCTTAACAAAAAATAAAAGTTTTCAAACTTGGGAATATACCCCGCTATGTATTTCCATTCTTCCGGTAATCTGTTCTGCGCCTCACGAATAGAGCGTTTATGGCCGTACTTTGGAGCAGAACATATATTAGCGTACCAGTCCCGGAATATCACCACCCAGCCTATTTCATATTCCCGCTCCTTAAACTTTCGCTCTATTGCCAGCAAATCCGGGAACTCCCCGCCATGCGGGACGCTTCGCCTGAATACAATATCTTTCCCCTTCATTTCCCTGGGAAACAGCCCGCCCACTACAAAGTCATCCAAGCGCTGCTTATGCTCAAAATCACCGGCACACCCAGCCATACAAAACAACTGTGTTACTAATTTTGTCCCCGACGATTCCGGGCCGACCACCAAAAAAGCCTTTTTCATGTAGTCAATTTCCTCGCTGTCCTGTCACAGTCAAATATACAGTCCCGTCCACACGGCTTATAACTATCATCCGGTGTATATAAGTCAATATGCCCCACCCCACCATCCCAAAGAAGCGCACTATAACAAGGTAAAACCTTACCGTCAGGCAACACCATGAAATAATCACCGCCGGCATTGCACATAGGAAAATGTTTCGGCTCCCATCTTGTCGCTATGGTAGAGATGTATGAAACTTTACCGTTCCCCGAATCCAGATTTCTTATCATCTCCAGTTCATCCGGGTATTCTTCCCAATCAAACCCCTGCGACAGTACATGGTGCACATTTACACCAATACCAGCCTTGACAAACTCAATAATAGCTTCAATGGTACGTCGTATATTCTCCGGGGTAATAACCACTGTCACACGAGTATTTATACCTTTACTCCTGAGTGTGGCAATATTCTGCAAGAACTTTTCTTTATTTACATCATGCCAGCTTGCAGTCCACCCCTTGCAATTATGTGCAGGGTAATCACTTGGATTCTGCAAAGTGTTTGATGTCAACCCCCATGTACAACCCACCGGTAAATGTGCCAACAGTTTTGGAAGGCCTGGAAAGATGGTAGGCTCCCCACCGGTCAATTCAAGATGAAAAGGCGCAAAACGCTCAAATTTTCTAGCCCAATCCTGCCATGTGCACTCCCTTTCAATAAGCCACTCTTTCCCGAAGCAAAGGAGCTTATAGCCTTCCCCCGTATTCTTTTCCGTTCTGTAATCGCAATATGGACACTTGAGATTACATCTCCACGTAGGTACAAAGATTATCTTCCGCATTTATAAAATCCTTTTCATCTTTACTCTTGCAATTATTTCTTTGCCTTCTTTCTTCTGATGGAACGTATTTTCTTTTTTTCCGACTCAATGCTGACATCTTCATCATCACTTGAAGCATCCACAGACTCCTCCAGAGCTTCAACTTCTTCCTCTGCATCCTCAGTAGTCAAAGACTCAGGAGATTCATCAACCGTCACAAACACCTCTTTTATTTTCCATAAGCAGGTCCGCTTGTATACAGACGAAACCGGTTTACCGGCCTTTACCTTCTCTTCATGTCCATCTTCCCCAGATACTCTCACAAAATCCTGGTCAAATACCAATTCCGTTCCACCGCATATACGACAGCCAAGGTTGATAAAGCCTTTAGTAGTTATCGTTTCCTCATGTCCACATTTTACACATCTGAATTTCATTTTATCACCACCTTTGTTTTGTCGTTGGATAGCATTCTTACTTCCCCACCGCATTTCGGGCATTTCCCGTTGTTCAGCTCCCTTACAAAGCTTACAACGTGGCATTTCTCACAAACGCAGCATTCATCATTGTTTTTATCTTCTGTCGTTATCATAGCAACTCCTTTTTGATAGTGGGGCAGGGAATAATCCCCACCCCACATAATCATCATCAAGACGCCGCAGTCAGCAACCGGACGAACCCATTAGGCAAGGCCATTTCCATGCCCCATCGCTGATACAGCTTGAACCGTGTCCTGTTCGTGGTAAACAGGCCATACGGGTCAACGGAAAGTGCCGTGGCATCAAGCCGTCTACCTACGGCAAAATACCGCAAGTCGCAGAAGGCAACAAAGGCGGTATTCGCTGCTGATGTGCTGGGCATCTTAACCACCTCGCTGTACGGATACCCCCAGATAGTTCCGGACATCGGCGCACCCACCGTCTCAATAAAGATAGGACGGCCATTATCATCCTTAAGACTCCGGATGTAATGAAGTATCTCACCGTGCATGAAGAACCGGGCTCCCTGCTTTTTCAGCCCGTCCAGCTTGGCAATCATCTGGCTAAGGGCGCTTGCAGAAATCGCACTGAAGCTGGTAGAACCAGAAGCCAGCACAACACTGTACCCGGCTTTAGCCGTGAGAATACCAGAACAGACATCAGAGCCGTCACCATTAAACGCCTCATTATCTATCTCAAGTCCAGCCGCCTCAGCCATCGCCTCGGTAATCCAGGAAACAATGTCAGACCGGGAATCCGCAAGTGTAGTGTTTCTCACAGCCGCATAAGCTGAAAGCTCCGTGGCATTCAGTTCGCACTCGGATATTGTAGGCTCGCTCTCAGACGTAGTATTGCCCCATCCAACAGTTACCCCAGCCGTCTCAACCGGAATGGACTGCTTCTCAGAAGTCATATCCCACAGCCTTGTATACTGGAGCACAACCGACTTTTCACGGGCAAAAGCCACAATCTCAGACTCCACAATATCCGGGACCGGGAATACATTACCACTGTCACCAATGGCCGTCCTGGTTTCCGGATGAACGTCCCCGTAAATCTCATTGAGCTTTCTGCGTGCGCTCCAATCCTGGTGTACACCGGCCCTGATAACCAGGGTAAAGTACTTGGCAAGCTCCACACGTTTTGCCTCGTCAATCTGATGAAGCGGATGTGCAAGCTTATCCATCAGTCGCTTACCCTGCCTGGCCATGTCATACCGGACAACGTCCCCGATATCACCAAGAGGATCGTCATCACCAGATTTCCCCTGCGGAATCGGAAAGCCCTTCTTAGCAGCCTCTTTATAAGCCGCAAGCTGCGCCTGAAGCTCCTCCACACGCTGCTCAACAGATTTGGAACCCTGTACCTTTTCCTCAACCGTCTTGGCAAGGTCATGCACAAGGTCAGAAAGCTCCTTTATCGGATCTTCCTGTTTCGGCTTTTGCCGATTCAGTTCCTTACCTTCTTCGTCAAAGAGCACGGTATCCATGGACAGGATTTCATCCTGCGTGGCTTCCCGCAGCTCTCCATTCTCGTCCTTTACAAAAAATTTCATGATATGCGCCTCCTATAATGCTTTCAGTTTTTGTGCGAGATTGGTTAGCTCTTTCACCAATCCCGATATATCGGCGGTTACAACGGGTTTCCGCTTTTGCACACCGCCAGTAGTCGCTGATTCTTTCGGATTGAGAATCTGCTCATACAAACCATTGTCCGTTGTCGACTCTTTAGACTTGCCGTCCTGGTCAACTGACGATTGATTTGCATTGGCTTCGTCAAGCACCTCCTGAATCAGCGATTGAGCCTCTGTCAAACGCTTCTTGTTCTTTGCATTGAGTACAGCCCCTGCCTTCTGAATCTGTACCTCCAATTTTGCAAGTTCCTCTTTCAAATCCTTCCATTCCTCAAACTGTATACTGAACAAATCCTCCCAGAACTTTTCATCATCTGCTGTATAGAAGTGATATTCCGGTACAGGCTTGTCAAACTTCTTATAATACGCTTTCAGGAAATTGTAAGCCTTTTTCCTGTCCGCCTCTGGGATGTCCACACCGCCCCTGGCGCCAAGGACAGCCCCCATTGCGCGCATTACCCCGCCCCACTTGGCTTTGAGTGTACCTCCAATCACATCGGCGAAAAGAAGTTTATATGAACCAAGCTTCTCCGGGTTTTTGGAGTCGTACCATACAAAGGCTTTCTGATATTTTTTCCAGTCAATATCGTCACCGCCTGCCCACTTACGTACCCGTTTTTCAGCGGCCGTGACATCCCAGGACGCCCCCGAATCAAGCGGCAAGCCCTTAGCCCCGCCTATGGCTTTTTCATCCTCTGTGGATACATTAGCCTGTCCCGGCCCCGGCCTTTCAACACGGCGCATAGTTCCTTCACACTGCGGGCAAGTAATATCTTTACAATGCTTGGTAGTCTCCATCTGATAGCCACACTGTATACACTCACATGTATAACTCTTTTCGCTGGCCTCCAGTTTTTCCGGGACTTGCACGGTAACGGCTGTCTCCTCTTCTATTTCCACGCCCTTGCTCTTTATCTCTTCCAGTTCTCCAATAATGTCTTCCTTGTTTTCCGGTTCTGGTGCGCCTTTGCCAATCTCCAGGTACTCGTGGTATATAGAGTACCCTTTGCCCTTCACCGCATTCTGCAATGCCTCAGGATTGGACGGGACTGCACACCCGGACAATTCCAGAAGCTCCTGCTTGAGATACCTCCGACCAATGCTATACAGTTGTTCCCTAGCATCATCTTTCTCCAAGGGCTCCCACTCAAATGGAATGAATCCAACCGAGCTGGCATTGATAATCTTTTCCCCGTATAGTTGAAAAATCATATCAGCGAATGGATACAGCCCCTCTGTGGGAAACTTAATTGTAAAATCCATCCGGGCGGGGTTCCGTCTGCGAATTACCTTCTGAGCCGCCGCCAGCGGTACGCTGCGATAATCGTGCGCCCACAGGAACACTGGATTTTTAAGATAATTCTCCAGCTTCCAACCCTTTACCGTAATGATATCACCATCCCTGTCCTTGGCCTCTGTAGTGCCCGTCATGGTAAGCGTCCGCTTCTCTGTATCCACCGCTTTCACTACAGATACCATATCAGAAGCATACAGCTCCTTTCCATCATGTTTTACAGCTTCTCCCTTGCCATCCTTGACTATATAAGCCATTTTTCTTCCTCCTTTATTCTAAGCTTTCCGGTACGACTACCTCTATACATCGACAGTTAATCACATTCCCAGGTGCGCCATTAGGGTCCCCCGGATACATTATCGAATCACCATCCACAACCCACGGCACCCCCACCTTCTTCTTTATCCCATGCATATCTATATGACTATACTGATCCCCTGGAGCAAGACCACGCACCCGCTCATCCAAAGCGGTAAACCATTCCACTTCTTCAAATCCTGATTGCACAATCCCCTCATGCCTGCCAAAATTAGCTGCCCCCACTGTTTCAGTCCTGGCAATAGTTTTTGCCCGGCCTACAGATACGTTGAATACATTCCTCACCCGCTCTGCAATATCATCTACCGATTCACCAGCGGTCACACCTGCAACCAATTCCCTGTTCAAGTGCTTCTTTACGGTATCCACCACACCCTTTATTTTCAGTTTCTTCTTTTCCAGAAAATGCACTACCACCGGGTCTGTCAAATCCAAATCAATAGCCATTCCCACCTCGTTAGCAAGTCCGGCAATCGCTGTCTCCAAAGCCGCAGAATGCGCCCGGCCACCTACCTTTGCAATCTCTTCAGACTCTTCCGCAAATAATTCGTTGGACAAATCATCCACCGTTTTCTGATACAGTAATTTCAAAGCCTTCTTACGCATTGAATAGAATATTCTCTTTACATTGCTTTCCAAACGACTTTCAATCGGGGATAACCGCCGTACAAAGCCTTTCCATGTAGCCTCAAGTGCCCTGTCCCTGTCGCTTTTCAACAGCAGGATATTTTCATCCGCAACTTTCTCCACATCAATAATCTTATCCCCATCCTCTCCACTGGAAGGAGTCACCGGCGCATTATCTCCCACGGGAATAACTGAAATCGGAATATACGCATAATCACGCCAAGGCTTATTCTCAAATCCAAGCTCAAGTCTGCTATTGATTTCATTGGCTGTGAACCCAAGCTTGGCAAGAATTTCCGCTGTCTTTACCTTGTCTGAAAAATCCTCGTGCAACGCCTCAATGGACGAAATATCAAACACCAGCCGATAATCAGTGCCTACAAAGAAATAGGAATTGAACGCACTCAATATCAACCGCATCAACGGCAAGTTGGTATCCTGCCACCATTCCTTGCGCTGTTCCCGTGCTGTAGCATAGTTCAAATCATCAGTCACGCTTACAATGGCTTTTTTCATGCCGAATATCTGAAGTATGCGCTCCTGGTCGAACTTTCGCAGGTTGTAAAATTCCATGTCGTGGTGCGTCAGGGAAGTCTGGCTGAATTGCAAGCCCTGCTCCAGTATCATCAGTTTATGAGCGTCACGATATCCGACATGCCGGGACTGTGTCTGCTCTTTCAGCCGCTGATACTGCTTATCACTTAGTCTTTCCTTTGTTGACAGTACACCGCTTGCAGTTGCACCATTCTTGAAAAATTGTGCATTGTAATATGCCGCCCGGTAATCCGTCTGTATAGCTATCTTGCCGGCATCCAGCGGAGACTGCCCCATAATCGGGTCATTCGGATTCCAAAGCCGAATTGAAATCACATCTTCCGGTGCAAGCCGTATAGTGCGTTGCCCATTCCCCTTGGCAGAATAATTCCAACCAGCCAACTGCCCGTTACTATCCCGCACCGGTGACATGAATTTTCGGCTGACTACCCACAGGCTATCAGGGACAGTCCCTGACTGCCCGGGCGGGAAAGGCACTGCCCACACATGCCCTGACAGCAATAGATAACTGATAAGACCTTCCACAAACTTGTATTTATCAGCAAGATAATTTGGGCTGTCAAACAGTACTTGCCAGGGGTTGTCTTCCGGAACCGGTTCATAATCATCTTTTACACACTGCTCCACTATAAGCGGGACCTGGCTTATCGCCCGGGCTGTGGTGGATATGCATATGTATACAAGGTCACTCTTGCCATACGGATTATCCACCACATCCTGGTCTATACCCAATGCTATATTCTTGAGAAAGGCTGCATCCCAAGCGCTTCTCGCCTGGCCTACCGCCCCAATTAATCTGGACAGTCTATTCACTTGTCCTTTCTCCTTTTGTCTTTTTCTACATCACCAAGCAGAAAATTGATAAGGTGTTTCGTCCACAAGCCAATGGTGCTTATTATACATACCCATTTCACCATTTCCAACAGTGGTGTGTAGTCAACCATCATTTCGTCGTTCCCCGCCTTTCAGTTTCCCGTTTAACTCGCCAATAGCAAGAAACACCCTGCGAAGCTGTTCGTTCTTCTCCTGCCTGTCCATGCTGATTTCATGCGTCAAATCTTTAATGTCTTCTTTCAGTTCGCCTATCTTATCACATAACATAGCCTGACACGCCTGTTGCTCCTGCTTGAAATGTGCCTCAGTCATGTATACCAATGTGCCATTCTTTCTGTATAGTCCCCTATTGAGTTTCTCGATATCCTGTGTGTGATTTTCCACCCGCTGCTCAAACTTTCCCCACAAAACAGCCCCACCGAAAAGAGCCACCAGTCCCGAAACAAACGCCGAAGTCGTGACCACACTTGCAAGATCCATATTATGCACAATCCCCTTTCACGATATTTTCTTCAAGTCGTTGATTGCAAAAGTCACCGCACCTTTCAAAGCCAATCCCGCACCCAAGGCTGATGTATACGTTGCCGTTATTGTCAAAATCCGAAGCCCGTCATCATCCGTACCCGTTATCTGTAAGTCATCATCCGTCAACACTATATCCTCTGCAGCCGCTAGAGAGGATACCTCAACATCTTCACGGGAGTTAATTATATTACCGTCTCTGTCTGTCAGTGTCCATTTCATAGAGTCCGGGACGACCGCATCCCCGTCCTCATCTTTAAAGTATACAGTAATTGCATATGTACTTTTTTCATCTGCATGTGTAGTGATGATATCCGTCATATTGTATACATCCTTTTACTATACAGTTTAACAACCTTGCTATACAGTACACAGTTCCTTACTATACAGTACTCCGTTCCTTACTATACAGTCTTTTACTATACAGTTCCTTATCATACAATTATTACTATACAGTTCCGTAATCATGTTACCCCACTACACATCAAACGTTATTATTGGTTTTCGGGCTGTGAAAGCCATACTGGGCTTCTTTGCTGTAAACGTCATTGTTGGTTTCTTTGCCTTAAAAGTTATGTATACTTGTCCCTGTGGAACATTCGCCACGGTAAACGTCCAGGTACTCCCCACAACTGTATACAATCCATCATCAACCACTACATACCAACTATAAATCGTGCCACTATCCCTATCCGGCCATATTACGCTGGCGGTATCCCCTGAAGACACTCCTGTATCTTCACCAATCAGGCTGTCATCGGCCGCATTGTAAAACGATACATCCAGTGTGTCGTCGTCCGGGTCCGATACTGTACAAGATAAGGTTACACCCCCCGGAGCTACCCCAACTTGGTTATTTTCAGGGAACGGTTCAGTCGGTGCATCCGGCGGAGCATTCGGCAAAACATACTCATACGCCCCGATATCCCATGCTGAGCCTTGCGGCCTTTGAACCCCAAGCAGATCATCATCAAAAGCAAAAACACTGTCTGCTGATAAATCAAGTCCCTGGTCTTTTGCTACGGTATCACTGGCTGCAAGACGGTAGTCTTCGTTTGCCTCATCAACGAACTGCACGCCTGAGGTGACGCAATTCTTTATATACCAACCGGACGAAAACCCAGCGCCTGCAGCTATACAGTTCTTAGCATGATTATTCCCTGCACCATCTTCATAATTTCGTGTATCATTATTAGCAGCTGTTACATTGTAAAGATGGGCTATACCTGCGTTGCCGTAAAAGCCAACATAACCACAGTTATGGATACAAACATTGATTAGAAAAGATGTTCCATTACCGGTCTCGGTCTTAACCCCCACCCATGTCGATTTGATATTACAATTAGCAACTCTGCACTGGTCTGCCTGTATACTGAGTGCCGCACGATAATATTTCCCTGTAAAATTGGCTCTAAAATCAACATGCCAACCGAAATAATCTTCTTTAAATCGTGTATTATAATATGTCCTATGGATATACGGCCGGTTAGTATTATTCTCGTGATAAATTACAGCCCGGAAATAATCAGCATTGGCCGTTGCTCCGGCAAAAGCAAAGGTTGCCTGCGTTGTCCATTCATAAACAGACTCGTCATCCGTGACTTTCAGGACTTCGCCAGCACCAGCGGTTACCAGGTCGTTGTCGGTGTCGGCTTCCCAAGCTTCGATGGATGTATAGTCTTGCGAAGCCCCGCCAAACGTGCTGACGTTGTAACTTACTGGAAGTCTTACTGCACTACTCATGCAACCTCCACAGCACCATCTTTATATTTAAAACTCCTGCGGTGCTTATCATAGAAAAGAGCTTTCTTTTCCTGCGTTGTGAGCTTCACTTGTATATGCCCGTCAATGAACGGCTGGTAATCATCATCCCTATCCTGCACACGTTTTATATCAAGGCCTGGTACACGGTCTCTTAGCAAAGCAAGCGGCAGCTTATATCTGCGTTTATGTATAGTTTTAGGCGACTTGAGGCCCAACTTCTCTACTGCTTCAACCTCCGGCTCGAATGCACCACCCTCGTATAGCGGGGATACCAAGATTTTAGCCTCCTCTTCTGTCAACTCAATGGGCACTGCCAAAAAGCCCGCTCTTTCCTTCTTTCCCCATGGCTGCCCTGCTGGTCGAAGGGCTACTATATCATCTTCTTGTACCCTGCCGGGTCGTGCAGGGTCGTT